GCACTAACCCTGAATTATGTACATACTCACCTGTAAATCATAATACGTCTTGTACTGTTATTATTGATGATAAGGATTCGATAATTGAGTACATATGGAGAGAAAGAGACTTCTTTACCGCAGTTAGTTTCATTTCTGATTACGGTGACAAAGATTTCAACCAAGCACCTTTTACATCAGTTTTAAATCTTGATGAAATTGTTTCGGTATATGGTAAAGGATCAATACTTGCTTCAGGGTTGGTTGTTGATGGATTACACTATTTTAATAATAATTTATGGTCCGCATGTGATCATCTATTAGATAGTTCCAATCCTATTACAGGTAATAGAGAACAAGTTCTATTGAAAAAATATTGGATAGAAAGAGCTAAAAAGTTTGCTAAGAATTATTTCAAAGGTGACTTAAAGAAAATGGTATATTGTTTAAAAGACATCCATTTATTCCACAAGTGGGAAACTGTTACTCGTCAATTCAAAGAAGTGAATTTTGGTGAAATTTTAGATAAACCACAATACAAAGACATCAGTGATTTCGCTTCTATGGCTTGTAGTGGTGGATCATGTGAGATTACTAAAATATGAGTAAACTAATAGAAGGAATAGATTATGAAATTGAAAAGAAGTCGGGACTAATGATCCTGACTTCTTCTTTTTTAAGTAAAAGAGGTTATTGTTGTGGTAATAAATGTAAAAATTGTCCATATGAACCTAAAGGACTAAGAGGTAACAAAATATTAGGTAACCCCGACTCACTTAAGGATCAGAATAAATCCACCTAAGACTCGATAATATTTGGGGTGAATATCGAGTCACTATTTTATTTATTACCATTTTTCTAATCTTTATATTTATTAATATGATTAAAAAATTTGGTATTGATTTCCCATTTAGAGACAGCGTCAGGGGTGATTTTTTCTCTATGACAGAAACACCTGAAAGAGAAATCAGAGCCAATCTAATACATTTATTATTAACGAGGAAAGGAAGTAGATATTTTTTACCTGAATTTGGAACAAGATTATATGAGTATATTTTTGATCAAAATGATATGGTAACACATACTTTAATAGAAGAAGAAATTAGAGAGGGTGTTAAAAAATTTATACCAAACCTTGATATAAATTCTATAAACATAGTATCAGCAGATCAAGATCCTGATGAAGATAGATTATATTCGGAGGATGAAGACCAAAGATTATTCAGAGTTTCGGATGCTTCAAATAAACCATATACAGCTAAAGTGAAAATAGATTATACCGTAAATAATGGTGCATTTTCATCTTCTGATTTCATAATTATTAATATATAAAATGGCAAGTAAAAAAATATCATATTCGGTAAGGGATTTTGCAGGATTAAGACAAGAGTTAACAACACTCTTTAAAAATTATTATCCTGACTTGGTTAAAAATACAAATGATGCGTCAATTTTTTCTGTGATGCTTGATTTGAATGCTGCGGTTGCGGATAACTTACATCATCATATTGATAGAGTTTGGCAAGAAACAATGTTAGATTTCGCACAACAGAGACAATCTTTATTTCATATTGCTAAAACATATGGAATAAGATTACCTGGTGTTAGACCATCTGTTGCATTATGTGATTTTTCAATAAGCGTTCCAGTTAAAGGAGATAAAGAAGATGAAAGTTATTTAGGTGTTTTAAAAGCAGGTGCACAAGTATCGGGGGGAGGACAAATATTTGAAACGATAGAAGATTGTGATTTCTCTAATCCATTTAATAGTAAAGGAGAACCAAATAGGTTGAAAATTCCAATATTCGATGCAAATAATAGATTACAATCATATAGAATCACTAAAAGAGAGGCTGTTGTTAATGGGGTTACAAGAATTTTTAGAAAAGTAATTACACAATTGGATCAGAAACCATTTTTAAAAATTTATTTACCTGAACAAAATGTTTTAGGTGTTACATCGGTTATACATAAAGAAGGAACAACATTTGCTGGAAACCCAACATCAACAGAATTTGATAGTTCGGTTAATAAATGGTATGAAGTGAAATCTTTAATTGAAGATAGAGTCTTTATACAAGACCCAACATCGGCATCAGACTCACAAAATTTAAAGGCTGGAAAGTTTATAAATGTTTCAAATAAGTTTATTACTGAATACACACCGGAAAATTATTTTCTATTAACTTTTGGATCGGGTACGGTAAATCCTTTAGATAATTTAGACAATTACATCAATAACCAAATGAAAGTTAATATTGCAACTTATCTAAATAACTTTTCATTAGGTTCGGTTCCAAAAAATAATACAACATTGTTTATAAAATATAGAGTTGGTGGCGGTAAAGAAACTAACTTAGGTGTTAATGTTATTACAAATGTTGATGATGTTGAATTCAATGTAAATGGACCCAATTCAAGTATTAATACACAGGTTATTAATTCATTGACCGTAACAAATATCACACCGGCAGTGGGTGGTTCAGACCAACCTACCATAGAAGAAATAAGAAATATGGTGGCATATAACTTTGCGGCACAAAATAGGGCAGTTACATTAAATGATTATAAATCAATTATTGAAACTATGCCGGCAACATTCGGAGCACCAGCAAAAGTTAATGTAATGGAAGAAAATAATAAGATAAAAGTTAATCTATTATCTTATGACGATAAAGGTAATTTAACAAATATTGTTTCTAACACATTGAAATCAAATATTTTAAATTATCTAACGGAATATAAAATGATAAACGATTTTATTGAAATTGTTAGTGGTCAAGTTATTGATTTAAGTTTGAATATTGATATTAATATTGATAGAAATTTTAATCAAACAGAAATTATACGAGAAACAATAGATACTGTAATTGATTATTTTTCAATAGATAAAAGAAAAATGGGAGACCCTCTTTTTGTAGGTAAACTAATGAGAGATATTGGAAATGTTACAGGTGTTGAAAACGTTATTGAAATTAAAGTATTCAATAAAATAGGAGGTCAATATTCAACTGCACAAGTCATACAACCATACCTCGATCCTGCAACTAAAGAGATTAAACAAACTGATATGACAATAAGAATGGCGTCTAATCAAATCTTCCAAATTCGTTTTCCTGAAAAAGATATCTCAGTAAGGGTAAGAACCGTAGAAAACAATACATTTTAAATTCTTTTTTGATTATAATAATAGAAAATTCCATCTTTTCTATTTATTATAAGAATGATACAAAAACATAGAATATCAACAGATATCGGTCGAGATAAAAAAATTTTAGTCGAACTAAATCAAAATTTCGACTTACTTGAAATTTTATCATTAAAATTCAGTCAAAAAGATATATACGCCTCAGTTTGCTCTGATTATGGAGTAGTGTGTGGTAGAATTAGTGTAAATGACGGATTTGGTGTTCCAAACGCAAAAGTTTCAATTTTCATACCATTATCAGATGAAGATAGTGATGATCCTGTTATTTCAGAACTATATCCATTTAAAAAAGTTAACGATAAGAATGAGGAAGGTTATAGATACAATCTATTACCAAGTAGAAAACAACACGGTGGTCATGAACCAACCGGTACTTTCCCTGATCAATTGGACATAATGACAAGGGAAGAGGTATTAGAGGTATATGAAAAATACTACAAATACACCGTCAAAACTAACGAAGCGGGTGATTTTATGATATGGGGTGTTCCTGTTGGAGAACAGGTTTTACACGTAGATGTGGACTTATCAGATGTTGGATGTTTTTCATTAAGACCGTATGATTTTATAAAACAAGGAGAAGGTGTGGATAAATTTAAAAATTCTTACACTTTTAAAGCGTCACCCGATCTCGATTCTTTACCACAAATAAAAAGATTTGATAAAAATATTATAGTATATCCTTTTTGGGGTAATGAAGATTTATGTGAAATAGGTATCACAAGAACAGATTTCGATTTATCGGAAGTAGGTGTAAAAATTGAACCAAAGGCATATTTGATCGGAGGTATCTACACTGATACTGGAAAAAATAGTGTAAACAAGAATTGTGATGTAAGAAGAAAAATGGGTAGAAAATGCGACTTAACCACAAAAACGGGTAAGATCGAAGCAATAAGATTTACAACAGAAAGAGATCAAAATAATCGACCAATATTGGAGGTTTATCAAATAGATGAAGATATACCCGAGGATGGTGGGTTTGTATTTCCACTACCCATGAACATGGAATATGTGTACACAAATGAATTCGGTGAACTTGAAGTTACAAATGACACAAACAAAGGAATTCCAACTGCAGCGTGTTATAGGTTTAGGTTTAGTATGGATGATCAAGGTAACGAAAGAGTTAGAAAAACTGCGAAGTTTTTGGTTCCAAACATTAGAGAATATATCGGTTCTCAAACGGCTATTTCATATTCTTTTTCAACAAATTGGAAAGAATATCCCCTACAAGCGGTTAGTGCCGATTCAGATAAAGGAATATTATATAATGTAGATGGTCAGTATTATCCAAGAGATTATTTTTACAGATTTTCATATAACAAAGTTTATACCGTTTCGTCATTTCACAGTATGTTTTATGAAAAATCAACTTTTAGAAATGATAGATATTTGGGTATAAAAGAAATTGTACCTGCGGAAGAAGAAGATTGTACTGAATATGTTACCCCACCAACAAATTTTGGTAACATGAATGTTACCTTCACATTAATATTGGCACAATTTTTATTAATCTTAGAAAATATTTTACTTTTTATAACTTTAATAATTCAAAATTCATTATCGAGATTATTTTTTAATTTGGGTAGGGCGGTGGATACGTGGCCGGTTAGAGAAGTTGGTATTGCAATAAAAAGATTTGCATATGTGTTTCAGGAAGAAAACCAAAGAACATTAGCATTAATAACATATCCTGAGTGTGAATCTTGTGATGAAGACAATGTGAATAATACGGTTCCACAAAATACGACCACATATTGTGAAGTTGGTTCGGTAACAGTGTTAGGTATAACACCAGGTGGACAACACGAACAATTTTTTAATGGGGCAATTTCAGGCACACCAATAAATGTTATTCATAATCTTGGTGCAAACCCAACTATAAAAGTTTATGTGTGGGATGGTAGTGCATATGTACAACTTGTTGATTATTTTTATCCTAATGATCCTGGAACAAATAATACATTTTGGATATCAGGTAGAACAAATACAACCAATTTTAATCTTTACATGAATTACACAACCCCAATTAATGGGTATGTGAGAGTAGAGGGAACACCTTCAGTGACTTTAGCAACTTCAGGTCTCGATAATACAATACCAACTTGTACTAATCCGTCTCCATATGATACACCAACAGGATTCACTATGTCAAATCCAACGGATTATGTGGATTTCTTATCAAAACAAAACAATTATATTTTACAATCATCAAGTGGTTTGATATATGAATTAAATTCAACAGGAACAAGATATTTTTCAACAGTCGGTGGTTTTTTAGTTTTATTTGATGAAAACTCAACAATACAAACAACAGAAACTTTTACAATTCTTGATAAGAATACAAAATACATTAATAGTGATGCCACAGTGGAGGATGGTTGTGATATATACGACACACCATATGATGAAACTTTAATATCATACTACTACACAGGTGTAACAAGACCAACTGAAAACACATCAACAGGTAATAGTATGCCCGCTGGTAAAATAGTACCATCCTCTTACGTTGGGGGTACAAATGTAACCGCCACAAACTTATCAAATGATGACGGGGTTATTAGAGTTACTGATGGTAGTAATAAATGTGACTGTGACTTATTTTATTATAAAGACAAGGATAATCGTAGTGACATATATCCATTAGCAAGTAGATTTGTAGGAGATGACTTTGATGATTATTTTGTTAGAAAAACACCAAGTGGTCAATCAGAATTTAGAGACGGAATTTTTTATTTTGTACCCGGCGCACAAACTAATACAAGAGTAATACAAATTATTAAAGAATACATAAGAAGAAAAAGAGTTGCAAAATTATTTTGTGGAGGAATTGTAAATTATTCTTTCGTAGATAATTGGTTAAGCGGATCTTTATATTTTTTCCAATTTAAAGGTAAGAAAAATAAAGTATGTGATAGAATCATTTATACAAAAACACTGACAACAGAAGAAGGTGATATATTTTATGAACATTACTATAGGTCAACAAGATATTTAAATGAAAGTAATTGGGGTAAAATTATTGCCTCACGTAGACAATTGAATAATCCTACAACAATTGTAGATTTAGGACCAAGAGATGAGTTTATTAAGGAAATTTGTGTTGATAAATCTTTAGATCCAAATTGTTCAGTTGTAAGATCAATTGGTCCCACGTCATTTCAAAGTTTTGGTGAAATAATGGGTATGGCAATTAATTACAGATTAGACGTTAGTAATGGTGATTTTGATTACAAACAATTCTTTAATAATAATGGATTTTCATTATCCAATCAAAAAATATTGGATGGTGACATCATGCAATTGATATCAATAAATAATGAAGCGGGTATTGAAGAATTTGATTTACAAAATCCAAAGTACCTCGGTTATTCATATCAAGTTTTAGATCCTGATGATCCGGCATTTTCTAATGTTTTTAAATCTTCAGGAGTTTATGGTCCGTTACCAATCACACTTTATCTTGATGATGATGGTGAAAGAGTTAGATCATGTTTAAATGAGGGTATGCATATAGATTACTACGGTAATAAAGTTGATGGTAGATTGACTGAGGCGTCACAAAAAGTTCCATTCTTTTTATGGGATAAAAAGGGTACAGGATTTGGTCCATATAATGATAATACACACGACGATCAATCATGGGATTATACCACTGTTCAAGTACAACCATTACAAGGTATGACTTACAATTGGGGATATACTGGAGGAGATAATGATTCTTCAGACAAATATCTTTTACTACCGATAACATATAATTTCAGTGGTATGTCAATTAATTCTGGTTTACCCGATACAGGATTTGATTTTGAATTTAATGACGTATCATTAAGTGATACAAGAAGTACATTCAGAAAAGAATATCCCGGTTTCACTATTTTACATGTTAGTTCAGGTACAGTTGATAATCCTCTTTCGGGTACTATGTACACAAGAGTTGGACCCGTAGGACACAATACATCCACACCATTTAACGTTGTAGACGGTTGGGCAAGTTTACCTTGGGACAATAGTAAAGATTTTATAATAAGACCAACATTAGATTATTATAGTGGATCGAATAAACAAATATTATCAACACCATTCATGTTTTATTTTGGTTTAAGAAACGGTAAGACAGGTGTAGATAAATTTATACAACTATTTGGTGATAAAGGAGCATTTACATCTGCAGAATAATGGAAAAGAAACAAATTATATTACCATCAAAAAAATACAACAAGGCACCCGAAGAAGATATTACGGTTAGAGTTGGTTTAGATAACAATGAAACTTTATTAAGAGAAGGTGAAAGAGATATTGTTTTAGATATAAATCAATTGTTTAACGTAGAAAGAAATGAGTGTAAGAAGTATAAGATACACGGTAAAATAAAAATGATTTTTAGAAACATTTATTCAGGTACCACAACATACGATCCTTTATTAAAAAATCTATATACAGTAACAGAACAAGATAAAAATGATGGTTTTTTTCCTTATAATGAATTTGCCTTTTTAAGAGA